AAACGGACGGTGAAACAGAATACACTGTTGTCATTCCTGTTAAGGAGCGGGCGAAGCCGACTAACACGGAGCCTACGCCTGTTCAACAGGACACCATTGAACAGACCATAGCTGCACTCGAGAATGCGGTTGAGGAGTGCGAGGATAACGTATCACACTACCCGAAGATCGAGAACGGCTATTGGTATGTATGGGATGCGGTGAACGGCGAGTGGGTCAACACTGACGTTCCTGCGACTGGTCCTGAGGGACCCGAGGGTCCGCAGGGTCCTGATGGTTATTCGCCTAGTGCTTCTGTTACGAAGTCGGGTTCAGTTGCGACCATCACCATTACAGATAAATCGGGAACGACTACGGCATCTGTTAGCGATGGAGACCCGACCGACCTGATCGATAACACGACTACGGAAGCGTGGAAAACTTGGTCATCGTCAAAGATAAGTTCGGAAGATTCCCTCAAGATGGACAAGCAGAACCCGAGAGGGTCGGGCTATCTTCTGATGAACGTTGACCCGTCCTTGGGCGTGTCCAGCGGGTGCGCTTCGTTTGGTATGGGTAACCGTCCGATGGGTGCCAGTTCGTTCTGCTGTGGCTCGAATAATGAAGCGGATGGAATTGATTCTTTCGCATCAGGCACCAACACGAACGCCGCGACACATCAGGCGCACGCGGAAGGCTACGGCACTCTTGCGTCTCATGTTGCGGCGCATGCGGAAGGTAACACGACCACGGCAAGCGGTCAGGCGTCACATTCTGAGGGTGACAATACTGTCGCGTCCGGCTCTTACTCTCACGCCGAGGGTAAAGGGACTACGGCGTCCCGTGCTTGCGCTCATGCTGAAGGGTATGGCGCGGTTGCTTCCGAACAGGACGCACACGCAGAAGGCGACTACACTACATCATCAGGACACGCGGCACACGCTGAGGGTTCGAGTGCGATTGCGTCGGGCTATGCTTCTCACGCTGAGGGCTATAACACCACAGCCTCGGGCGGTTCGTCTCATGCTCAGGGCTACGAGACTGTTGCGGCATCTGATAACCAGTTCGTCTTTGGCTGTTATAACGTGGAAGATGACCAAGACCAGTACATGGAGATTGCGGGAAATGGTTCATCGCTACAGGCTAAGAACGCACGAACTCTCGACTGGGACGGCAACGAAGTCCTCGCGGGTAAGCTGACCATTGGCGGAACGCCCAGCGTTGACAATGACGTAGCGCGTTTGATTGACCTCAAGAACGAAATCCTGAAGATTTACCCGTCGGTCTCCACGTCGGGGGCTGTTGCACATATTGAAGTCGGCGCAGACGGTCTCCCGATGAAGTCCGTAGTATGTGAAATCAATGCAGTCCAGTCAGGCACAGGCGACCCTTCACCGTCGAATGTGCGTCCGATTTCGGGGTGGTCGTCTGTGGAAGTGAAAAAAACAGGCGTTAATATCGTTGATATATCTACAATCGCATCGGGAAATGTTAGTTATTCAGACGGCGAGTTAAGCGGAACGGCTTCGGCTTTTAATTCTGCATATTCTGCGGACGGTTTTTTTTCATTGCCGTCAGGCAATGTTCAATACACCGTTTCCCTTTCTGCATATACAACAAACGGAAACACTTCGGATAATGGACTTGTATGCCGTTTCAAATATAAGGACGGAACACAAGACAGCGTGTTTTTCCCGAATAACACCACGTCTTACACTCGCAAGACGCTAACAAGTAACGCATCGAAAGAAATTGAATCACTTATATTTACATATTCTGCAAAGCCGTCAAATACGTGGAAAGTAAAAGATTTGCAGATTGAAGTAGGAAGCACAGCAACCACCTACGAACCTTACACCGCCACCGTCATTCCCATCACATGGCAGACTCAGGCAGGGACGGTCTACGGCGGTTCGCTCGATGTCACGAGCGGAGTGCTTAGAGTGACGCACGGCACTTGTACATATACAGGAGCAAACACGGAAGCTTGGGGAACGGACACGTCTAGTGGACTTAGAAGATTTTATACTACGATTTCGGACGCAAACGCAGGAAGCACGAGCGCACGAAATTCCATTATTGCGAACATCGGCAAATTTAATGCTAATTCCGCAGATGATACGGTTGGAACTATCTTTATAAGAAACGCAAGCGGTGCGGCGCGTATGTACTACATACCAGAACAGATACCGACGGACGTTCCGACGTTCAGAACTTGGCTTGCTTCTAACAATCTGCAAGTGTACTACGAACTCGCCACGCCCGTAACATATCAGTTGACGGCGCAGCAGGTCAATTCTCTGCTTGGCGTGAACAACGTGTGGCATGATGCGAATGGAGAAACGAGCATTACGGCAAGGGCTGACATTGGCCTACTCATTAACAGCCTATGAGAAGTATAGAGACGAAGTTCTACAAGTCGAGGGCGTGGGTGACCACACGGTCACTCTACCTTGACAAGGTAAACCATCTGTGTGAGCGGTGTCAGGCTGAGGGACGCATCACACCTGCGCGGTTCGTGCATCACAAGATATACCTGACCGAGGCGAACTACAAAGACCCGCGGGTTAGTTTGAACTTCGACAATCTCGAAGCCTTGTGCGCAGATCATCACAACGCGGAGCATTTCGGTGAAAAGAAAATAGTCAGGTGGAGATTTGAAGGCGGCGAGTTAGTGACGAATGACTGATAGCCCCCTAGTTTCTAAGCGAAATTGAACCGCCAAGAAGAACGGTGGGAAGGGCTTTAAAAGCTCTCGCTGATCGCGGGAGTTTTTTGAAAAACCGAACAAAACCAACGAAAACCAATGAAAGCCGGAGGGAAAAGTTGATTATGGCGAAGAGAGAAAACAAGAGTGTCAGCCTGGAAGCGCAGGCCGACCAGATTTTAAAGCAGGCAGAGGCCCGCGGAGTGTCGCAGAACTTCTTTTTTGCGACAACGTTCAAAAGGTATCAAGTCCAGATGCAGATTCTGGCTGATTTGGAGGGGGCCATCAAGGAATATGGCGCGACTGTCACCAAAGAGTATGTAAAGGGCCGCGAGAACTTGGTGGCTAACCCCGCCATAAGCGAATACAACAAGACAGCGACAGCGGCGAACGGTACCGTGTCCACTTTGATTAACATCGTGAAATCGATCTCGGACGATGGCGGAAACAGCAAAGTGCAGGCGTTCAAGTCCATGTTTGGCGAATGAACAACTACATTCTGTCTTATTACCAGAAGATCGTTGACGGTTCCGAGAGCGTCAACCGCTGGGTTCGACTCGCTTACGAAATGATAGTTGAACGGCTTGAGAAGAAGGAAGTCTTCTACGATGGAAATAAGGCGAAAGCCATTATTTTCTTCTTCGAAAACTTCGTGCATCACACGAAGGGTCGAAGCGATCTGGTGAAGCTTGAACTGTGGCAGAAGGCAGGACTTTCTGCCATGTTTGCTATTGTGGACGAAAACGGCGACCGAGTGTTTAACGAGGTTGTCTGGACAATGGGACGAAAGCAGGGTAAGAGCCTGATTGCTTACGGATGCGGAGAGTATGAGTTTCTTGGGTTCGATGGTGAGTATGGCGCGGAAGTTTACTGCTTGGCTCCGAAACTTGACCAGGCGGATATTGTTTACGGCGGGATCAAGAAATCGATTGATTCTGAACCGGAACTGTCGAAGATGGTCAAGTCGAGAAAAACGGATCTGTACGTTGCAGAGAATAACTCGACCTGTAAGAAGATCGCGTTTTCCGAGAAGAAAAGCGACGGTTTTAATCCGCAGTTTGTCATCGCGGATGAGTTTGCAGCATGGCCGGGCGAAGCGGGCAAGAAACAGTATGAAGTCATGGCGTCCGCCTTGGGTGCCAGACGTCAACCGATGATATTTGCGATATCAACGGCCAACTATATAAAAGAAGGTCTATACGACGAACTGAGAAGAAGGGGAACGAGGGTTTTACTTGGAGATTCCAAAGAAAAACACTTGCTCCCGCTTTTTTATGAGATTGACGACGATGACAAGTGGGACGACATCAACGAGTTGAAGAAAGCACTTCCGAACCTCGGCGTGTCAATGAGTGTCAAGTTCATTCTTGACGAGATCACAAAGGCGCGGGAGTCGCTCAGTAAAAAGAACGAGTTCATGACCAAATACTGTTGCAAGCAACAGAACAGCACGGTTGCGTGGCTGTCCACGAAGGACATCAACACCGCGATGTGTGACGAGTTGAAGATGGAAGACTTCCGCGAGACTTACGCGGTGGGCGGAATCGACTTATCGCAGACCACGGACTTGACCGCGGCGGGGCTTCTGATCGAGAAGGACGGCGTCGAGTATTGGTTAGCCCATGCATGGTTACCGTCCGAGAAAATCGAGGATGCGACTGCACGGGACGGCATCCCGTACAGAGAGATGATTCAAAAGGGTTATCTCAGCCCGTCGGGGGAGAACATCATTGATTACCACGACGTGGTGAACTGGTTTGTCAATGCGGCGCGTGAGTATCACATCTATCCGCTTATCAGCGGGTTCGACCGATACAGCGCGACTTTCTTTGTGGACGAAATGAAACAGATGGGATTCAAAATGGATGACGTGTGGCAGGGCTTCAACATGACTCCTGCCATTCAGAAACTTGAAGGCTCCATCAAAGACGGAAAGATAAAGATTGGTCAGAACGAATTGGTTCGTGTCCATCTGTTGGACACGGCCGTCAAAGCTGACACAGACAGCCGGAGGGTGAAGATCGTCAAGTTGAACCCTTCGAGCAGTCATATTGACCTATGCGCGGCACTCCTTGACGCGCTGATCGTTAAAGACAAATGGCACGCCCAGATAGGCGAGCAATTAAAGAACAAGAGAGGTTGAAGACATGGGACTTTTTGACAAGATATTCCCAAAGAAGACTGTTACGCCGAAACAGTACGAGAGATGGGAGACTTTGACAGCGTACAAGGCGGCGTTTACGACTTGGCGCGGGGAGATCTACGAGTTCGATCAGGTCCGTAGTGCTATCGATTGTCTGGCACGGAACACGGGCAAACTGCGCCCTGTGATGACAGGCACAGCGCATAAGACCCTGCGAACCATCTTGAAGTCCCAACCGAACCCGTACCAAACATGGTATCAGTTCCTGTATAGAACCCGCACGATTTGGGAAATGCAGAATAACGTCATTATCGTGCCGATTCTGGACGAGTACGACAACACAACGGGTATATTTTCGGTGCTTCCTTCCTCGTGCGAGATTGTGACGTATAAGGGCAAGGAGTTCGTCCGGTTCACCTTCTACGGACAGAAGAAGGCAGCTATCGAACTGGATAAGTGCGGAGTCATGACGAAGTGCCAGTATAAGGATGACATTTTCGGCGCATCCAATAGCGCACTCAATGGCACCTGCGACCTGCTCGACCTGAACCGTCAGGCGGTCAAGGAAGCAATCAAGAACTGTGCAACGTTCCGATTCATGGGTAGAATGGGAAACTTCGCGCAGGATCAGGACATCGAGAAGGAACGCCAGAGAATCAAGAAGGCCAATACCGAGGACAAAGAAGGTTTCCTTCTGTTGTTCTCGAACCTTGTGGAAGATATCAAGCAGGTGGACGTGAAGCCGTTCACCATCGACAAGGACCAGTTAGCACTAATCAATTCGAACATTGAGAAGTCGTTCGGGGTAAGCGAAAAGGCAGTCAAGAACGAACTAACAGGTGACGAAGCCGCCGCCTTCTATGAGGGCGCAATTGAGCCGTTCGCAATCCAGTTCTCCGAGGTGGTCAGTAAGATGCTGTTTACCCTGATTGAAAGAAACATCGGAAACTCAATCGTGCTGACTGCTAACCGAATCCAGTTCATGACGAACTCGGACAAACTGAAAGTCGTTACAAGCTGGGCAGACCGTGGCCTTGCCACCATCAACGAGTGCAGGGAGATCTTCAACCTGCCACCTGTTGAGGGCGGGAACCGCTTAATTGCCCGTGGCGAATATTATTTCATGGATCCGCTGTCGGATCCATCCAAGCAAGAACAACAGGAGGATGAAGAAGATGCCGAGTAACACGAACAGAGAATACCGCACGATGGAATTGCGTGCCGGAGTAGACCAAGACAGCCAGTACATCGTAGAAGGTTATGCTACAACGTTTGGCGATATTTACGAACTGTATAGAGATGGTAACTACATCGTGAAGGAAAACGTCGACAAAGACGCCTTCAAAAATACAGACATGAGCGATGTAGTTTTCCAGATTGACCACGAAGGCCGCGTATATGCACGAACCAGAAACGGTTCCCTCGGTCTGAACATTGACGAACACGGTTTGAAGACCAGAACAGACCTTGGACTTACAGCGGGAAGTCGTGAAGTATACGATGCAATACAGGCAGGACTGTATGACAGGATGTCATTTGCGTTTACCGTCACAAAAGACAGTTACGAAGAAGAGCAACTTTCTGATGGGTCAACAATCTTGACCCGTACCATTCTTGAGGTTGGCAAGCTATACGACGTTTCTGCGGTAAGCTTCCCAGCTAATCCCTATACAGATATTTCAGCACGGACAAAGGAACTTTGCGACGGAGAGATCAAGAAGTTCGAAGCGGAGCGACTTCACCGTGAAGAAATAGCACAAATGAGAACGGCAGTTCTCGAAAAACTTAATTCAATCTTGGAGGAAAAAACCCATGAATGAAATTGAAAAAATGAACATCGAAGAGGTAGAAACTCGCGCCTCCGAGATCAAGGCAGAAGCTGAAGAAGCGACCGAGGAAAGACTTTCCGAGATCAAGGCAGAGGCTGAGGCTTTGGAAGCAAGAAAAGCCGAGTTGAAAAAGATGGCTGAAGAGGCTCAGGAAGTACGCAATGCCGTAGCAGAAGAGTCTGTTCACGTCGAAAAAATCCAAGAAATCAAGACGGAGGAAAGAAAGATGACAAACAAAGAAATTTGCCAGAGTGCAGAGTATCGCGCCGCGTTCAAGAACTACATCCTGACAGGTAAAGACGAAGAGTGCCGCGCACTTCTGACCGAGAACGTTAATGGTGACGTGCCGGTTCCTGAGATGGTCTATGACGTTGTAAAGAACGCATGGGAAAAAGAGGGTATCGTTGCCCTGGTTAAGAAGACCTACATCAAGGGCAATCTGAAGGTTGCTTTTGAGATTTCCGCAGATGGCGCATTCGTACATACAGAGGGTGCCGCTGTTAACACATCTACACAGGCAGAGAACCTCGTACTGGGCACAGTAAATATCGTTGCCGCTAACATCAAGAAGTTCATCTACATTAGTGATGAAGTGATCGAGGGAACACCTGAGGCGTTCTTGCAGTACGTATATGACGAAATCACATACCAGATCGCTAAGAAACTGGCTGACCTTATCATTTCCAAGATTGCCGCTTGCGGTACAGTTTCCACCAACACCCCGAGTGTTAACGTTGCTGTTCCGAAGATCACAGAGGCTAGCATTGCTCTGAACACAATCGCTAACGCTCTGGCTCAGCTGTCCGATCAGGCTTCCAACCCTGTTATCCTGATGAACAAGGCAACTTTTGCAAGTTTCAAGTCTGTTCAGGCCGCAGGTTCCTACGGCTATGATCCGTTCGAGGGTCTGAAGGTTTACTTCAACAACAGCATCACAGCATTCTCTGCCGCTACTACTGGCGTTGCTTACTGCTACGTTGGCGACCTCGGCGAGGCTGTTATTGCTAACTTCCCTGACGGTGAAGGCATCAAGCTGAAGTATGACGACCTGTCCCTTGCGGAGCAGGATCTTGTGAAGATCATTGGCCGTCAGTATGTAGGTGTTGAGGTAGTCGGCCCGCAGGCTATTTGTAAGATCGTTAAGTAATCGCTTTAGTAGCTCGAAAGAAGGGAAGGTATCGAACTATGGCTAAAATATTGATTTGCATTCCTGCAATGGATCAGGTCGCGACAGGGTTCACTCAGTCGCTCTGTACATTGCAGAAAAAAGGGCATGAGTGTGTCATTGCTATGGAGTTAGGCTCTTTGGTTTATGACTCACGAAACAAACTCGCGAAGCGCGCGGTTGAGATGGGCGCGGACTATACCATGTGGTTTGACTCGGATATGATCTTTGAGCCGGACACCATGTTAAGACTCTTGGAGCATAACCTACCGATTGTGTCGGGGTTGTACTTTAGACGGTCACCGCCCTACTCGCCAGTTGCGTTCGATGAACTCGACATGGACAAGATGAAATGGAGCGACTGCGAAGTCCCCGAGTCTTTGCGGACTGTCGGGGGCGTCGGGTTCGGCTGTGTTCTTATCAAGACGGAAGTCTTGCTTGACGTGGCCTTACAGTTTCATACATGGTTCGAGCCTATGAAGGGGTTCGGCGAAGATCTTGCCTTTTGTTGGCGCGCGCGCCAATGCGGGTATGATATCTTCCTTGACCCGTCCGTAAGATGCGGTCATGTTGGCCATATGATAATTACCGAAGAATTCTATAGAGCGCATCAAAAAGCGATGGCTCTTGCACAAGAGCAGGAGGGAAAAAACGATGAAAGTGATTGCTAAAGGCCCATTCTTAGACGAGAACGGTTTGCATAAACCAGGGGACATTGTAGAAGTGAAGAACTTCACCCCTGGAATCATGGAACTGATTGCCGAAAAAGACAAAAAAGAAATCGTGGAAACGGCGACCAAGAAGGAGCCTAAAAAGACCACGAGAAAGAAGGTTTAACAATGCCAGCCGTATCAATGACTTATCTCGAAAAGGTTAAGATGAGACTTCGTGTAACACAGTCGGACTTTGATATGCAGATCCATGATCTGATCCTTGAAGCCCTCGACGATCTCACGAGTACGGCGGACATCAAGACCTTTAACTTTGACGAAGCTACACCGCTCCAACATGGGGCGGTGGTCGCTTACGTCTCTTACAGATGGTTCGATGATTCAAAGTATTTCACCGTCTACAACGATATCAAGGCGAAGATGGCCATTAGTGGCAAGTACAGGAGCGTGAGGCCGAATGAAGAACCGCAAGCAGAAGATTGACCTTGTGGAGATCGTCACGACACAGGGAACGCTCAACCAGACCCAAGAAGTCACCAGAGTGACAGCATCGGTAATTGCAGAAATAGACTCCGTCACACAGACGGAGTTTTTTGATGGCGGACGTATTGGGTTAAAGCCATCGCTCCGTGCTACGGTCTACGATTTCGAGTACAAGGATGAACCGATCGTTAGGGTCGGCTCCAAGCTGTACTCGGTATATCGCACATACTGCATCAACGGTAGCGACCTGATGGAACTGTACCTTGAGGAAAAAGGGGGAACGAAAGATGTACCAAACTGACGTGGTAGCACTATTCAATACCCTGACTATTCCAAGCTTCTATGACCACGCGCCGAACGGCACGCGGTTGCCGTTCATCACGATACACATTAATCAGCCGGATAATTTCACGGCTGATGATGTGGTGTATGTGGAGAAGTGGGACTTCCGCGTTGACCTGTACACGGCGGAGAAATCGCCCGCGCTCGAGGGTCAGATCAAGACACTGCTGAACAACAACAAGATCGGGTGGACACGCTCCGAGGAATACCTTTCCGAGGAAGCGTGCTACGAGATCGAGTTCGAGTTCCAGACCATAGGAAACGAGGTGGTACCAGATGGCACGACATCGCAGGACGGGGAAGGAAACCCTAGTAATCTCGATGGGGAGAACGGGTAACGGTGACCCTGTCACCAAGGTCAGAAACTGCGTGAACGGTGCCTTGGCTTCTCTCGGTATCGAGGTTGACGAGATCACCGCGCAGGTATTCCAAGAGGTAGGCGATGAGGGCGCAGCCCAATTGCGGGACGTCTCCAAACGGATGTTCAAGGGCAAAGGGAAATACGCCCGCGGTTGGAAGTATGAGGTCATGGAAATGAAGCGGTCAGGCCGTTTGTATTCCGTGATCCGTAATACGACACAGCCACAGTTAGCGCACCTGCTCGAGTACGGTCACCCAATCGTAAGAAATGGGCGTGTAGTCGGTCAGGCACAGCCTTACGAACATATCGAACCAGTCAATCAATGGGTTCAAAAAGAACTCGAAAAAAGACTAAATCAATCTTTGAAATAGGAGGATTTTATTATGGCACAAACACAGAAAATCAAGTTTGGCCTTAGCCATGTGCATTATGCACTTGTAACAGAGACTGTTGTCTCTGGTGTTACAACAACCAGTTACGGAACTCTCAAGCCGTGGCCGGGTGCTGTTTCTCTCAGCATGACGCCTCAGGCATCCAAGTCCGTATTCCGTGCAGACGATTCTGACTATTACGTATCTTATGGTGACGGTACCATCGAGGGCGACCTCGAATGTGCGCTCGTTCCTGACGATATGAAGAAGGATCTTGGTTGGGTTACAACGGACAACAACGGCGTTCTTGTAGAGTCCGCTGATAACTACAAGGAAACGAAGTTCATCGCCCTTGAGTTCCAGATCAACGGCGACGTCAAGGCAGTTCGTCATTGCCTGTACAAGTGTTCCCTTTCCCGTCCGTCCCTTGGTTCTCAGACCACAGGCGAAAACGGACAGGTGGATCCTGTTACAGAGACAGTTACAGTTACAGCTACACCGAGAGCGGACGAAGACCGCTATCTGCACGCTTACACAACAGAGAACACAGCCACAGCTACATACGAGGGTTGGTTCTCTACTGTACCTGTTCCGACATTCTCATAAGCAGAATTCAAGACGTGTTTTGCGGGAGGCTCGAAAGAGCCTCCCCTTTTATTTATGGAGGTTTTTACTATGTTCAAAAAGATGATGGTCGGAGGGAAAGAGACCGAATTCAAATGTTCAGCCGCTACGAGTATTCTTTACAAGCGTTTGTTTGGCAAGTCACTCACAAAGGAGATGACAGACCTGACAACGATGTCAAAGGCGGCCCTAAAATTGCGTAATAGGTGGCAGGCACTCCAAGAGTCAGAAGACGAGACAAAGCAGGACGCCATTCTTGAGCTTCTATCGTCTGACTCATCCCTTGCGGATCTCGCAGAGATGACGGAGCGACTGACCCCACAAATGGCATATATCATGTGGCTCGAAGCAAATAAGCCACAGCGCGAACTGTTCCAGAACCTGACAGAGGACGCATACATCCTGTGGTTGTCTGGCATTGACAAGGATGACCTGAACGACCTTTCGGGCGATTTTATCGAACTTTGGAACAGCACGAATAAGACACATTCAGCATTAAAAAACGTGTAAAGCCGACGGACCGCGTGAGCGATCCCGAGGCTATTTTCATGTTGCGCGCTTTTTCAATGGGCATCAGGTTTCCCGACCTGTTCGACCTTGAGGTCGGCGAGGTCTACGACATGATGTGTGAGTATTGCAACGACAAAGCGCAATACAACCAACTGGCGACACAGGACGATATAGATAACTTTTTGAAGTGGTAGGAGGGCAACTATGGCCGGAAAAATAATCGGTATCAACATCGAGTTGAACGCTGACAGTAGCGGAATCACCAAATCATTGAAAGAGGTTGACAAGTCACTCAATACAACCGCTTCTGCCCTCAAATCGGTAAACTCAGCCCTCAAACTGGATCCGAAAAACGTTGAACTTCTGGCACAGAAACAGGAACTCCTTGCCAAGCAGATCAGCGGCACGAATGAAAAACTGAAGCTGATGAAGCAGGTCGCAGAAGAGGCGGCCAAGGGTCTTGAAGACGGTACCGTAACAAAGGAGCAGTACGCCAAATTACAGGCCGAAATTGTCAAGACGGAACAGTCCTTGAAGGCGATGGGAAACGCCTCAGAGGACAATAAACGGGCGATGGAAGACGCTGGCAATGCTACCGTCTCCCTGTCCGATAAGATGGCAAGCCTTGACGAGTCCATCAAGAACACAGAGAAGGCGTTAAAGAACGTTGACGCAGCTCTTAAACTCGACCCAGGCAACACCGAACTGATCGCACAGAAGCAGGAACTGCTTGCCAAACAGGTCGACCAGACAAGGGAACGCCTCGACCTGATGAAGGAAGCGGCGGTTAAGGCGGCGGAAGGTCTCGAAAAAGGCACGGTAACCAAGGAAGAGTATGCAAGCCTGACTGCGCAGATCGCGACCACAGAGAAGGAACTGGGCGACCTTGAAGCGGCATCTAATGAGACAGCGGCCGCCATGATGGGAGTCGGGGAAGGCGCAGAAGAGACCGCGGACGACCTCGAACAGACGAGCGACGCGACCGATATATCGAAGGACGCCTTCAACGCCTTGAATAAGGTAACAGGCGGACTTGCTTCCGCTTTAATGTCACTTGCTACTAATCCGCTGACTGCGGTGGTTGCGGCACTTGCGGCATTGGTCACCATTGCCAAGAAAGTCATCGACAAACTGAAAGAGGTCGCTAACACCATCAAAAACGCCATTGTTGGCGCGGTGAAGTTATTTGTCGAGCAGATGGAGAAGGTCACGCACACCATTGACGCGACCATGCAGAAGCTGGCAGAACTGACCAAGGCGGGCGCAGACTACGCCGACCAAGTAAACACCTTGGCGAGTAAGACAGGACTTGCTACGGACGAAATACAGCGTTTAATGGCCGTGGCTGAACTGGTCGATGTTTCGGTTGAGACGATGACCGGATCCATGACCAAACTTGAAAAATCCATGAGTTCGGCTGCAAGCGGTAGCAAGGACACGGCGAAGGCGTTCAAGGACCTTGGTGTTGAGATCAAGAACGACGACGGCACGTATAGAGACCTGAACACGGTATTCTATGAGGTTATTTCAGCCCTTGGCAAGATCAAGGACCCCGTCGAGCGCGACACGAAAGCCATGTCACTACTCGGCAAGTCCGCAAAAGAACTCAACCCATTAATCAACCGTTCCGAGGAAGAACTAAACGAGTTCAACAAGTCCGTTGAACAGTCGGGCATTATCTTATCGGGGGACGTCCTCAACCAGTACCAGGCTTACTCTGATGCGCTTGTCATGCTCGATAACGGAATGTTGTCTTTGAAAAACGGCCTCGGTTTGGTATTGCTTCCTGCACTTACGGATCTCGCGCAACAGGGCGTTCCGCTCTTGAACGAGTTCGCATCGGGCGTAGTGAACGCGCAGGGCGATATTGAAGAGATCGGAAAGGTCATTGACAAGACCGTACCAAAAGCCTTGGAAATGATTATTAACAATCTGCCTCAGTTCGTTGAGATCGTGAAAAAGCTGATAAATACCTCGCTTACCACGATTCGAAACAATCTGCCGGAGATCCTCAAGGCAGGCATCGAGATCATTAGGTGTTTGGCTGACGGATTACTCAATCCAGAATCAATTGAGGCAATCAAAGAGGGAATTATTCAGATCGTAGACGCCTTTGTTGAATTCTTAGACCAACACGGTCAGGAACTGATTGACCTCGGCGTGTTCGTAATTGTCAGCCTTATTAATGGCTTATCTGATGCGCTCCCTCGCCTGATTCCTGCCGTGGCGGATGCGATCATCACGATAGTGGATGCGCTGACGTCCAACGACAACCTCGACAAGATCATCGACGCCGCCATTCAGGTATTCGAGGCTCTTATTGATGGTATGGACCGCGCACTTCCTGCCATCTCTGAGAAATTGCCTGAGTTCATCCAGAAAATAGCCGACAAGATCATCGAGTCGCAGATGATTGAAAAGATCGTTGACGCAGGTATCACCTTGTTTACGGCGATCATTGACAGCGGAATCATTGAAAAAGTCATGGATGTGCTGGGCAAAGAATCGGGTCCGATTGCTGAGTTGCTGATGAAGATCGGCGCGAAACTGTACGAGAAGAAAGACCTTGTAACCGATATGTTCGGCAAGATCCTGTCAACTATGTTGGATTCCTGCTATCAGATGGGTCAGGATATGGCAATCAAGATCATTGACGGCATGGTTGACGCCATGTGGCTAAGGCCAGAGATCAAGGCAGGACTGAAAACAGTCTTCTCCATTCTTGAAGGTAAGAACAGTAGCTACAACTACCCTGTCGAGAACCCTGCAAACAACTGGGCACCGTCCCGTGATGCTTCTCAGGCTCCTATTTCTGGCGCAGGTGAGGAGCAGTTCTGGCACGGCGACACGTCGAGCGGTGGCGGAAGAACTATTTCAACTGGATCTAGTGCAATGAGCATGATGGCGAGCGCGTCGAATGCGGCGTCAATCGTCGAGGCAATCAACAGCCAGAACTCGACCACGGTAATTCCTGTTTATATCGGTGATGAAAAGATCACAACCGTTGTAGCAAATGCAAACAACGAAGCCAATTATATCGGAGGAGGTAGGGGCTAATGTTAGGTGACAACTACTTCTATTGGGATGGGTACATGACGAACCCGTCATCACTTAGGGTGACGTTCTCCAATAACGAGAGCATCTCTCTGAGTGAGTCAGGAACAGAGATCGGAGTAATCACGAGACTGCAAAAGAGAACCGTTACCACAACGTGGGCGTGCAATTCTGCGACCAGAGATATGCTCCTCGAAAAGTGCAAGCGTGCGACCTGTTCCATGAGTTACGGAACAGGCACGGGCGGAACATGGCGGGCGAGAGTAACGAATATGAACATGGCGGACCGCTCGCAGTACGTCGCACGAACTGACGGACTGTGGACCCTGACCATTGTATTTTCGGAGGTATAAATATGTATGACGTATCTCCCGAATTACTTCAGACGCAAAGAACGATTCACAAGGCCAGATGGAAGGGCGAACTGAAGTTCGACCCTGTCCAGACGGGAAAACAGGGCTTCCTGTTCGCGGGTGACGATATCCTTGATGACTCTATCACGATCTCGCATCAATGTAGTTCCACCGAGGATATCACCATCGGCGGTGTGTATCTCGGTTCATTGAAGCTGACCTTCCTGCCCAGCGTGACCGCTGATAAATACCCCGGCTATTTCAAGGACGCCATGATCTCCCTGACCTACGAGGTCGAAACGATCATACAAGGCGTGTCGGAGTGGGAAGAAATCAAAGTAGGCGACTACTACGTCAAGCAAGCCACCTATGAGGGCAACCTTGTGACCATTGCAGCCTATGACGGAATGTGTTTGTTTGACGAACCTGTCGAACAGACGCTCGGCGGTAGTCTGTACCACATTCTCAACACGGCGGTAGACCGTGTCACCATGAAGACCTTGGACATCTCCCTGCACATGGGAATGACTGAGCAACAGGTGCAGGAACTCCCGAACGGACTACTGACATATACAGAGTTTGCTATTTCGGACATCAAGACATACAGGGATATCTTGTATTGGTGTGCGTGCGCCGTGGGCGGTTTCGCCTACGTCGACCGAGACGGCGGCCTTAAGTTGTGGTCATATCAGGGATTTCAGGGGAGTGACCCCGTGCAGGTCATTGAATACAACAGAAGAGTAGCACGCGCCAACCAGATCAGCGACTTTCGCACTTCGTGGGACGGCGTATCTATGTACGACATCAGCGCAGACGAGACGAAATACTCTAAAAAGATGGGCGCGTCGAAGATCTACGAACTGGGTTCGGATCCATATTGGCAACTCCTGACGGATGCAAATAAATCGATGTTTCTGTCCGTAATCGACGCGATTCTTGAGTATCAAATGGTGATTCGCCCGTATAAGATCGAGATGCGGAGCGCACCAATTTATGATTGCGGTGACAAGCTTCTATTCACGGGCGGAGACTGGACGAAGTTTGAGGACGAACCAACGATAGTTCATTCTTGGACATTCACGAAGGGAACCCTGACACTCAGAGCCTACGGCAAAGACCGCGCACTAATTACCTCGAGCAGTTCGGGCGGTGGTTCATCGTCCGGCGGTGGCGGTGGCGGTGGTGCAGGTGGCGTCAATAAGATGACCTACTACGTGTACGAGAACAACGATATCAAGTCACTCGACACGGTAGACGATGAACTGGTCATCGGTGAGGTGTTCTTCGCGGCTAATGGCGACAACGACATCGAAGTAATCGGCATGAGCAACTGGAACGCTGTCGGGGACTTCTCCACGATCTATTACTACTGGGTTCTTGACGGCGTCAGTTACGGATGCGGTCGGAGCGGTGGCGATACAGGCACTATCATGATGGACACCTTGCCATTCTTCGCGCACATCGCAGACCCAGGATTTCACAGTCTGTACCTCAAAGCAAAGCTAAAGAACGGCGAAGCCGCTTGGCAGAATACCAACGATGTCAATGTCAAGATCATCTTGAAAGGTCAGAATCTCTACTCTGTCGAGGGTTGGGATGGCCTTATTACTGCCAACGATATCTACCAGGCTATCGACTGCACAGCACCACTTGAGGATATGACCGACACGCTGATCCGGTTCAAGTGGTTGCCGTTGGACGGCTTCGCGATCAACGCCGCTTATCCGAAATTCAGCGCAGACGCCCCGTTAAGAGGCATTGACGAATCTTTCACACTCACAATTGAAGATGAATAAGGGAGGGAAACCATGGCTAAATTACAAACAGCATTCAACCCATTTAGCGCATTAATGGACGGCAAGGAACTTCACGGCCGCGCACGTATCACGTTGACAGATGTCAACACGGGAAAGGAGACGGTCAGCGAGGACGAGAACCTTGTCACGAACGCGGTCAAGGATCTATTCGCGGTGAACTATGCAGGCTCTGCGGACTACACGAAGCTGCTGCCAGTGAAGAACTTTTTCTCGGGGTGCATGATGTTCAGAAATAATATCACGGAGAACCAGAACCAGTATATCCCGCCTGCCGAATACCAGAATAATCTGATAGCCCACGCAGGCGACCAGGCGCATTCTTCCGCTAGCCCGTACCGTGGCAACCCGAACGGTTCCGAGACAGTATTCACCAATACCTCGGCTAAGTTCGTGTGGACATGGGACACGAACCAAGGTAACGGCCTCATTAACTGCGTTTGTCTCTGCCCTGGTCAACTGGGCAATATCGGACTCCTTCCGTTCACACCTGACGGCACTATGTATAAATCGTATAACGTGCCGTACAAAGTAGAAGGACAGGGCAACACATGGACCGCAGAAAAGGCGGCCATGCACCCGCTCAATATCAACCCTGCCGCAGGGACCGCAACGAGTGTCTTTATCAATGCGACAGACTCCACCACGGCGGAGTTCGTCGAGATGGTGTGCAGGCACGACATGAACAAGTTCAACATCAACATGAAGCCGGAAGACTTCCCTGTTCTGTCTACAAGAACCGTCCAGATCGGTACGCTGGGCGTCGACTTCACGACAAAGAAGAACTACTACATCTTTGACACCACTAACTTCTATGGCGTGGTAGTGCCTTACGACAACAAGACCATCTTTGCAATCAAGATTGCGAAGAGCAACTTCACGGAAACGCATTTCACCTATGAGAGCGTTCAGCCGACCGACGCAAAGTATTTGCAGACGACTCCAAATATCATGTTTCTGTCCGTTCCGCGTACACCGTGTACTGACACGCATTTCTACGTGTATTCGTCTAACGGTAAGTTTGTAAAGCTGAAATGGGACGGTACACAAACCGAATTCCCCGAGGGTTGGACGGTTCCTGCAAAGTCGTACAACTTCCAGATGGGGCCTGTAAAGATCAATGATGACCTCATGATCGGCGAGAACTGGTTCTACAACTCGGGCAACTTCTACGAGATGGCACACGTTACCGTGCCGGACGGCGTGAACTCTGCATCAACCACGGCATGGTACAGCCCGACATCAAACGGCACCATCTGCCACGGCTTCGCGTATGAAAACCTGTCACAGGGCCGTTCGCCTGTAGTCTTGGCTACCTCGAACATGATGTTAAGCACAATTAACAATCTGTCAGAAGAGAAAGAAAAGGACGCATCAAAAGTGATGAAGCTGGAATACTTGATTTCCGCTTCCTGAGTGGGAGGTGATCCTATGAATGAGAAATTCGAAAAGTTTGCACGCGCTGCAATCATCCGCGCAGTCCGCACCATGGCGCAGACCGCTATTGCAACCATCGGAACGGCGGCGATTCTATCGGATGTGAACTGGGTCCTCGTGATCTCGGCTTCGAGCCTCGCGGGGATCCTGTCTATCCTGACGTCAATCGTCACAGGTTTGCCGGAGGTGGAAGATGAGTGAGACTGTTGTAGTCGGCCTTCTGGCCTTCCTTGGCACCGTCATAGGCTCGGTTGTATCAATTGTTACATCCAACACATTGACGAACTACAAGATTGACGAACTGAAGAAACAAGTGGAAAAGCACAACAACCTGATAGAGAGAACGTTCCGCCTCGAGGAAAGAGAATCCGTTCTTGAAACCAAGGTTGAACAACTCGAGAAAGGGGGAGTCTCGAAGTGAAAAACAATTTCCAAGCCTTGCAATACGCCAAGGCTCAACTAGGCCGTCAATACTGGTACGGCACTTTCGGGCAGTTAGGAAGCGAGAAACTTCTGGACGAGAAGACCAAACAATATCCCAAGATGTACAAAAAGTGGGATAGGGAATCATTCAAGGACGGCTACGGCCAGAAGGTTCACGACTGTATCGGGTTGGCTGTTAAGGGCTACATGATGAGTCCGGCCGTGAACGAACCCGCGATCTATAACCCGAAATACGACGTTTCCGCCGACCAAATGATAAAGCTTTGCGATATTACAGGCGGAATTGAATCAATGCCAAATATCCCAGGAATCCTTGTGTGGAAATCCGGCCATATTGGAATATATGCAGGTTATCATTCCGTCATTGAGGCCAAAGGACACGCCGACGGGGTCATTGTCACAAAAGACGTGCAGAAATGGAAAAAGTGGGGTCTTTGCCCGTGGTGGGAGTATATCTCGATTGCTTCGTGGCTCTGTTCGCTCTACAAGAACATTCTGAACCGTGAACCAGAACCCGAGGGCATGGCCTACTGGACACAGCAACTCAACAGCAAGGCACAGACACCCTCGCAGGTGCTGCGGTTCTTCCTGAGTTCTCCAGAACTCGAGGAACGGCATCTCGATAACAAGGACTTCGTGACCATCCTGTATAGGGTATTCTTCGACCGTGAACCCGACGACGAGGGCCTTGCTTACTGGTGCGACCAGATCGTGGAGACAAGCAGGGCGGAAGTGGTCGAGGGTCTCCTGTACTCTCAGGAGTGGCGCGACATGGAAGCCTACCTTGAATATATTATCTAGCTGTTCCCTGTTCCTTCCCGCGCCTAACCTCAAACCGTAAATATTCAAGCAACTGTTTAATTGTCCATACACGATTCAGGCGAAGCAGGGAACAGACTCCATAAACCCTCACACACTTCGGTGTGTGGGGGCTTTTTTATTATCGTGCAGAAAAATGATTTTCCTGCACGATAGCAACTGTCCCAATATTGGTACAGTGCTTGGTCAATATTTGGTCAATTTGAGTTTCATTTTTATGTTTTCGAGGAAAACAAAAACAGTGAAAAACCCCGAAAAATCGGGGTTTTGTTTTTCACAAAAACGTACTGGGGCAAATTCGAACCCTGTCACCTCGACCATATTTATCAGGGGTTTCGGGGATTTTTGGTCAACTTTTGGTCAATTCCCCGATTCTTTTATGTGAATCAGAGAGATCCCGACACTGTCAGAAGTCTTTCGTCCTTCTCCATTAACAGCGTGCTTATACACTCCGTAGGTGTCCATTGACGCGGAATGGCCCACCCATTCCTTCAAGGATGCCTCTGGAAGCGTCTGCGCCATTAAACTGACGAATGTATGGCGCAAGGAATACGGGCTAGTATTTGACCCCATTTCGCGTGAAATTCGATACCATGAGTGGATGGTGTCGGTCTGCTTCGCGCACTGGCCTGCATGATTGCAGAAAATATAGTCAGAATTGAGTCTCCATGTTCTATCCTTCTGGTCTCTGAGAATATCCAATAGCACAGAATTGAGGTAGAAAGTGCGCTGTGCGTTCCTGTTTTTCCCTTCCGTCATTCTGCCCCTGTAATTCATCGACTGGCGGATCGTGACGCGGTCGCCCTCAATATCTGACCATCTGAGCGCGAGTCCTTCGCCTGGTCTTAGTCCGGTGCAAACGAGCCAACGCCAAAGATTTATATACCATTCATCCTCGAAACAGTTTAGCAACTGTTTAACCTGATCCGGCTGCAGGATCTCCTTGCCCTTCTTCGGTGCTGACTTCTTGTAATGAACGGAATTGTGACAGGCTATGCAGAGAAGTTGCAAATTCTCAAAGTTCAGACTGATTTCCGGGTCACGATAGTTCGACTCGCTCAGATGTATTTTGTGGTGGACGATCTCTCCCGGTGTGAAGCGTCCTTCTTCCATGCACTTCTCGCAGAGATAGTTTCGCTTCTGCTTGTACAGCTTCTCGACATCTTTCCACTGTTTCGAGTTGTAGAATGACTTCGGTGCTGATCGCATGTCCGCTCCTTCCTCTGTCCCATTATTCGGACAGTTCTTCTGCTTTGAGTAAAAGGCAAGCATCGCGTCTGTGTACACAGTCCGCCGGGAAGATTCTTCCCAGTCCCTTCTTTCCTACTGGCTCCGCTCTCCTATACCCACAATATAGGCGCGAAGTCGCGGTTGTCAAACAAGCGACTAGCGCAGAATTATAGTCATTAGAGTAACTATAATAAGTGAACAAAATACTAAATCCCGAAAAGGCTTGATACTACTGCGTTATCGCCGATATTTTGACCTAAAAAGTAGGACAGTTCCGCAGGATTTTTACCCAGTTCCGCAGGAAAAAAAGACAGTTCCGCAGGAAAAAAAGACAGTTCCGCAGAATTACAAAATGACTTCGGGCGTGTGTAGAGTCGGGTTGTCTTGGTACTCTCCACTTTTTCCTTCGTGCGTGATACGGATTCCAGTTCGGTTAAGTGCCTTTAATGAAATAGGTGCAGCCTTAACGCTAAAATTCACATAGCTGTCATAATATGCGGTATGCTCACGGAATACTGCTTCGATCAGATAGTCAACATCGTTCACGGTCTCGCGATAGTCTTTTGCTATCGGCTCACATAGCAGATCAGACGGAAGGAGTCCGAGCCGGTCAGCAATCGCGACGACTTTATCCATCGCCATGTTTACCTTTCCCGCTTCTATCTTCGAGATCATATCCTTGCCGGAGTAGCCAACATCCTCGGCAAGTTCGCCCTGGCTGAGTCCAAGGCTTTTCCTTTTTGCGCGGATCTTCGCGCCGATTTCCTTTAAGTCCATATAACACTCCTTTACACCAAAATAATAACACTTTGCGACATGACGTGCAACTCGTTAACATATTTGTAATAAAAAGTAGATTGACATTCGACTTCGTAATGGTATTATCAATATGAAGGTTGCATAAAATTCGACCTTTGGAAGGAGGTTTATTATGGATACATTCGCCGAAAGACTCGACTGGATTCTTAAAGAAAAGTGTATAGATCAGGCACAATTGTACCGTAAAATGGGGATGCCGCAGTCTACTTTTCTTTACAAGAAAAAGCACGGTCTTACTACATGGAACGTTGTCGAATTTCTGAAGCTGACATCATTGTTGTCTTTGACACCGGACGAGTTCGATTTTTTAACTGGCAAGGTTGCATGAGGTGCAACCGAAAGGAGTAACATCATGAGAAAATCTTCAAAATTACAGGCGATCCGCGAGCATTTCATCTGTCGCGCAGCCTTGGCGGACTATCTCGGGCGATCCGAGAACTATGTCAGCTTGAGATTGAGCGGTAAGAAGGAGTTCTCACCGGCGGAAAAGATCGCCATCAGCGTGGCAGTCGGGCAACCTTGGGAGGTGATCGAATGTTCGTAGGGCAACTTAAAGAGATCAATCAGACGCCTGGAGCGATCAAGATCACGATTCAGGGCGAGAAGCTGGACGGAAGGATGGACAGGACGGTCTATCTGCCGAAGTCACAGATTCAGATTAGGAGACGGAAGTCAGCCGATGGCGGATTCAATATCTACATTCCGGACTGGCTGATCACAAAGAACCGAATCAACTGGAACAGGATCCAGGAGATCGAACCTATTTCACCAAGGAGGAGTTAAAACATGGATAAAGCAATTCAAATCTTGACAGCCGGCATCCTGATCGGTACGACCATATGCCTGGTCTTGACTTACATGATCGCGCAGCACCTCATCAGGGAGACGATGAGACTGGAGAAAGAAGTGGACTGGCTCAAGCGCCAGCGGGAAGAGTCCGAACGGGTCAGAAAGGATCTGGAGCAGTCTGCTAAGAAGGCAGAAGAAGCAATCAAGCAGGCTTTCGAAGAGTGGAAGCGGAAGAAGTCCCTGACCGTGGTCGACAAGGACCGGCTAGACTTCCCAAACGGTGACTAATATGGAACAGATAAGCATCTGGGACATTCTCAACGCGAAACAAGAGAGCGACTTCCCATGTGATTCCTGTTTATACGACATCAAAGGCTGTTGTGACTACGATGAACCATTAGGCCGACATTGTGAGCTAGGAAGCGCGTATATCAAGCGCTATGAAATCGGAAAAGACGACAGACTCAACGACTGGGAAAAAGTTCAACGTGATAAGGCCGTGAGCGTGAGAGGTTTGTCTGTGACTCAATCAGAAGCTGATTCCTGGAAGGTTCCCGTGAATATAGACAGGGTTGAGGTTGGACAGTACGACGGCAATAAGGCCGAAATAGGACTCAGATGGTGCGTTTCTGGAGTAAATGACGAGTTTGAGATATGGGTCGCCATAATGTGGCGAAAAATCAAAGAAAAGGAGAATAAGTATGGCAAATTTACTTGAATGCCAGAAGTGTGGTCAGCTATGGCCTCGACTGATCAACTACGACGGACAAGATATCTGTTGTGAGTGCTTCTACGATAAGAAGCTGGAAGAGGCAAAAGACATTTTTAACGAAGAGTCATTTGACTGGTACGAAACAGACGATTAAGGAGGTAACACATGATTGAATTTACAGAAGGATTGGTCAATATGCCTGTCAAGGCTGTGATCTATGGCTCCGAGGGTATCGGTAAGAGTACGCTTGCCAGCAAAATGCCAGGAGCGGTTTTCCTCGACCTGGAGGGCGGGACTTCCCGCCTCAACGTCAGGCGAGTGAAGTGCGGGGATGACTTGCAGAGCATCCTGGACACGCTCAGCGAACTGATCAATAACAAAGACAAGTTCAAGGTCCAGACGATTGTGATTGATACAGCCGACGCGCTGGAACTCCTGATCACAAAAGAAGTGTGCAAGAAGTACGGAAAGGACGGCATTGAGTCCTTCGGGTACAGTAAAGGCTACACGTATGTAGCGGAAGATCTCAAGCGTGTCCTGGACAAACTGGACGCGGCGATCCTTGCGGGGATCAATGTCACGCTCTTGGCTCACGCGAAGATTACGAAATTTGAGCAACCTGATGAAATGGGAGCATACGACCGTTGGGAGCTGAAACTCTCCAAGCGTTCCGCTCCGCTCCTGAAAGAATGGGCGGACCTGCTCCTGTTCTGCAACTACAAGACGACCGTCATCACTTCCGGCGAGGGCATGGATAAGAAGAAGAAGGTCACAGGCGGGGAGCGGATCATGTACACGTCACACCATTCCTGTTGGGACGCAAAAAACAGATTCGACCTTCCTGCAGAGCTTCCGCTCAAGTTCGAATCGATCGCGAAGATCTACGAAGGAGAGAAGGCGTCTATTTCTTTTGGGATTGCGCCCGCGGCGGTAGCAGATCAGACGGAAGGCGGAGAGCTGCCCTTCGATCTCGAGCCGCCAAAGGACGCAGAAGAGAGTATGGAGCTTCAGGGCCTTCGCGCTCTGATGGCAAAGGACGGAATCACAGAGGAGCAGATCCTCAAGGCGTTCCGTGGTAAGTACTCCGGCATTGAGAATATTGAGCCGGATGTCATCCAGAAGAGACTTCTGGACAAGTGGAAAGATTTTAAGAAATTTGTTGGAGGAATGAAGTTATGAGTAGTTTAGCATGGGATGCATATATTGAGAACGAAAGCGAGTTTACAGTATTGCCGGCGGGAGAGTACGAGTTCACCGTCACGAAGTTCGAAAAGACATGGTACGACGGAAGCTCAAAGATTGAGCCGTGCAACTGTGCAGCTCTTGAGCTGACGATCAGCTCGCCGGGTGTCGGCAAGTCCGTCATGAAGGAACGCCTGTTCCTGGTCGACAAGGTAGAGTGGAAGCTCTGCGAGTTTTTCCGCTGCATTGGCCAGAAGGTTCACGGTCAGGGCGTGACCATGAACTGGAACACGGTCCTCGGATCTAAGGGTCGCGCGATGGTAGAGGTCAACACGTACAAAGGAAATGACGGAAACACTTACACCAACAACAGAGTGACCAGATATCTGGACCCAGAGGTCGAAATGGGAGGCGAAGAGGACGGAGCGTGGTGACAGATGGCTGTACTAGACTGGGATGCCTGGATCGGCCAGGAAGAACCACCGGAGGAAATGGCGGAGACTCTTCCGCCACTTCCGCCACCTGTTGACGACGAAGCTCAGCTCCGACAGCTCCAGAAGGATCTCGAGCTGGACAAGCAGATCGCAGAGGCCAAGAAGGACAGCAAGATCACTCTCCCGGACTTTCGCAGTGTGTACGACTATCCTGACGATATTCCACTCGAGCCGGAACTCATACAGGGCATTCTCCGGCGAGGCCATAAACTGATGATAACCGCGGCCAGTAAAGCAGGGAAGTCTTTTCTGATGATCGAGTTGGCTCTGTGTATCGCTTCCGGGAGCAAGTTTCTGGGACGGTTTCAATGCGCGAAGGCAAAAGTGCTTTATATCAATCTTGAGATAAGTGAATATTCATTCATGAAAAGAGTGCAGCAGGTCGCGGATCAGTACGGACTCAAGCCGGATGATTATGCTGAGAATTTAAAAATTCTTCACTTACGCGGCTCAGCCATACCGCTCAAAGCGATGAGCGGGGCATTGATCGCCAAGATGATAGAAGAGTATAAAGACACTCGTGAAGGCTTTTCTGCTGTCATATTTGACCCGATCTATAAGATCACAGCCGGAGAGGAAAACTCTGCCAAGGACGTGGGCGACTTTTGTAACCAGCTCGATAAGATCGCGAAACAGGTAAACTGTTCGCCGATCTATTCGCACCATCACAGCAAGGGCGACCAAGGCTTTAAGAAGGCTCAGGACCGAGGAAGCGGCTCCGGAGTGTTCGCCAGAGACGCGGATGCCCTGATCGACATGGTGGAACTGGAGATCAAGCAGGAGACACGCGAAGCGCTCCGAAATGACTTCTATGTGAAGTGCTGGACGGATAAGCTCGATGCGCTGGATCCTAATTGGCGGGACAATGTTTTTCCGACGTCCCAGGAGCAGGCCCTCGCGCTTGAAGACTATTACAAGACAGCAGGCGGTCGGACACCGTACCAGATGGGACGCGACAAGGACGCGATGCAATCCAGTTTCGAGTCGTTCATGGACCAGATGACACCGATGCGGGTCGAGTTCACTCTCAGAGAGTTCCGGACTCCGAAGCCGATCAACATCTTCTTCCTGCCTCCAATCCATATGCTGGACGAGAGAAACGTTCTGGCGATGGCTGACTATGAGTGCCACATCCAGGGAGTTAAGAAAGAGACTGCTGCGGAGAAAAGGAAGAACGAGCGTATCGCGTTCCGTGAGACGGTGGACACTTTCATCATGGACAAAGGTTTTGCGACTTACTCAGAGATCGAGGAAGCTCTGAATATGTCCAGAAACACAGTCAAGGAAAGACTGAAAGACTACTCTGACAGATATGTGGTTGAGACAGGCGGAGGTGCTCAGAAGACCGTCATAAAGTTCCTAGAATGACCCTGTCAATCTACCCTGTCAATCTGCCCTGTCAGCCTATTATATATAGATAGATTGATAGGGTATGAAATAGATAGATTGATAGAGTGTCAAAAATCACAATTTATTCTCGGGTAGTAACCCAATCAACGGCCTTTAAGCCGCCGTTGATTAGGTAAACTACCACTCGAAATAAAAAAAGCCTTACGGGGCAGATTGGAAAGGTGAAAAAATGAAAGACGATTATGATTTTATGTGCACGACAGAAGAAGAGATCAATCTTGCAGACAACGCACAAACTGATGGTGATAAAGAAAATGCACACCTTGGGTTTTTGGCTGCAATCGCAAAGGCACTCGTCGAGATCCGCGACGAGCTTCACGAGATGCAGAAGCCGAACCAGGAAGTCAAGGCGAAGCTCCTGAAGAAGATCAAGGAGGCACGATTGAACGATGAGACCGATCCGACGGCTGCGGTCCGGAGGATCATCGAGGAGGTGTTTGGAAATGGATGCGAATGATGTTATTGCTCGCCTGGAGCGAGACAAAGAAAACTGTACTTCCTTCGCGGAGATCAATAGGCTCGACTATATCATCGAGATGGTCGGCCGAGGGATGGACTATAACAGAAAGGTACACGAGACTTTTGTGATGACAAAACTGGCTGTCAAGCACAAGCTTGAAAAGGATGGGCTTATGACTCCGGAAATAGATAAAGCGATCAACGAGGTACACAGGCTATGAAAAAGATAGAGTTTTACATGTCACTTCCGCGAAACCCGAAAGGAACGGCCCAGCAGGTCCGGCACACACAGCATGGCCACTATATCCCGAAGCACCTGAAGGAGACTATGGAGATGTACATGGACGCACTCCGGCCGCACAGCACGGAACTCCTGACAGGGCCGTTGCAGTTGGTTATCAGTTTCGAATATGAAACGAAGGACAAAAAGAAGTTCGAGACCTGGAAGACATCAGTCCCGGACTGTGACAACATTGTGAAGCCGTTCATCGACTGCATGACCAGGACAGGCTTCTGGATGGATGACAGCCAAATCGTTTGGCTGTCGGTAAGGAAGAAATGGAGCTGCGCGCCCGGGATATGGGTAACAATTAAGGAGCTGACAGATGACTGAGGAGGTGTTATAGATGAGTAGCTACGAGATGGGAAAGGATGGAGTCCGCGACTGGATCCGCAGGAACGTGAAGAAAGGGGCGACGTGTTTGGACGTGGGCGCGTGTGATGGCAATTACTCGCGAATCCTGAGCGACTACCTTATCATGGACGCCATTGAAGTATATGAGCCAAACGTGGAGAGAAACCGACTTACGGAGAAGTACAGGAAGGTGTTCGTCGCTGACATCCGCGGGTTCAAGTATAAGAAGTACAAGGTGGTCGTGTTCGGTGACGTTATCGAACATATGAGCGTGGAAGAGGCTCAGGAGTGTTTGGAGTACGCAAAGAAGCACAGCGACATTATTATTGCAGCCGTACCGTTCAAGTATAAGCAGGGGCCTATTTATGGTAACCCTTACGAGAGACACGTGCAGGACGATCTGACCGACGAACTGTTTATGGACCGGTACCCTGGCTTTGAGCGGCTGTTCATCTATCCGCAGTACGGTTACTATCTTTGGAGGTGTTCCAATGACTGAATCAGAAGAAAGAGCCAAGGATTGGCTCAATAGAAATTTTTGGATGAGCTTTGAGATCGCCGCGATAAAGCGGCGGCTCGAGCGGATGGAGTCGAACATTGAGAAGGTTTGCAAGCCGATCCGACTGAAGGAAGTCCAGGAAGGTCATGGCGATGGGAACAGCCAGGAGAACCTCATGGCGGAGTATCTGGATCTGGCTGCGGAGATCGAGAGGCGCGAGCTGATTCTGGAACAGAGAGACAAGGAGACGGCTGCCGTCATTGACAAGGTGGAGAGTCCGATTCTGCGGACGATCCTGATCGAGCGATATATCAACCGTTTAATCTGGCGGGACATCTGCGAGGCGATCCATCTGGAGAAGAGCAGAATGCTGGAGCTGCACCTGCAGGCACTCTCTGCGGTGGTGCCATATATACCAGAGAGAAGGTGACGAGAATGATGTTTAATCCTGATTTATTAGAATCGTTAGCAAAAAGGGAACAATGGTATAAGTGCAAGCATGAAAAATATGAAAAGTATGGTCATGCAAACCTAAGATGCAAAAAGTGTGGTGCGATTTTTAAAGTCGGTTATATGGAAGCAAAGATGAAAGAAGGTGACCACAAATGAGATTGATTGATGCAGATGCGTTGTACAAGCATTTTAAGCAAATTAAGAATGACGGGTTCGAATGGAACGAAGTGAATATCTTGGGCATAATAGAAGACTTTCCCACCATCGAGGAAAGACCGCGCGGAAAGAGTGTCCCATTTATTTCGCACTCAGAAATAACAGATACGATTTATATTGTGTGTAGTGCAAATAAGTACAACGTGACGGAACAAGTAATAAAAGCAATGAGAGCAACTGGAAGGTTATCCGACTACTGCCCGAACTGCGGTGCGGATATGAGGAAAGAAGGTGACGCGGAATGAGAAAGTATTTCTGCGATCGATGCGATAACGAAATGAAAATACCATATATACGCTTATGGATAGGAATGCAGACAAACCAAGCACAAGAATTATGTGAACCTTGCGCTGATGCATTATATCGATTTATGGGGATAAACACGCCTGGTGGAGGATATGAAAAACTTGATAGCGAGGTTATGGAAGAAGGTGAAGCGAAATGATGGTACAAGATGGATTGAGGCACAAGGATAAAGACTTGGCAAAAATGAAAAAGCACATCATTGAACTGTTAGACCAAGCATGGACAAAAGGATATATCGCAGGCTGTAATGATGGTTATGCAACTGCAAGAGATGCTTTTAAGCCAAAGGGTGGTGAATCAGAAGGAAATATCTCGTTTACATGACTAGAGGAATGTTTCAGAATCAACAGATTATTATTGTTGAGTCTGACAATTTCAAGGTGAAAGATGATTATATCCTTTTCAAGAAAGGGTTCAGAACGGTTTCATTCTTTCATGCTGATTGTGTAGAAAAGATTTTGAAAGAGAGGGATGACTAATGAAAAAAACAGTTTATCTTTGTGATAAGACAACAGGTGCATGCCCATCTTGGTTGAAATTAGGATGGACGGAATGTAATTCCGAAGTGGGATGTAATCACACGACAAATCCTGAACACGCTTTGTGTAATGGATGTGATGATGTATTTAGTGAACCGTTCGCAATCAAGTGTTTCCGTTGTCCAGAGAGAAAGGAGAGCCAGGATGACCGAGAATGAAGAGAAAGCTGGTTGAAATTGTGGCAAAAAAGAAAAGAGCGGACTAAATCGGACACTCTTCCGTGTTAAAATAGTATCGTGAAGATTTAGAAAAAATCATGATGTTAAGACTCCTTCAACCGAAGACCGGCAAGCCATACGCCGGTCTTTTTATATTACGAGGTGACAATATGCCGAACGGAAACAGAGTAGCATTTGCAGAGTTCAATGGAAGGGACAAGACCGCCTACACGCTCCCGCTGTATCAGTGGGACTATGGTCAACTTTTGTCCTTTGTGTATGAGGATTTACCGACATACTTTGAAGTTCATTTCGCGAAGACCTTACACGGCAACGCGATCACGTCTGTATACTCTAATAATGCTTGTATTATTCCTGACGACCTTCTGAAGACGTCCGGCAATATCTACGCATGGGCATATCTCCATGACACGGAAACGGACGGTGAAACAGAATACACTGTTGTCATTCCTGTTAAGGAGCGGGCGAAGCCGACTAACACGGAGCCGACTCCTGCACAGCAGGACACTATTGAGCAGACACTCGCAGCACTCGAGTCCGCTGTTGACCTGTGCGAGTCTAACGTGGAACACTATCCGAAGATAGTAGACGGTTATTGGTATGTGTGGGACGCGGAACTCGTGATCTGGGTCAATACTGACGTTCCTGCGACTGGTCCTGAGGGACCCGAGGGTCCGCAGGGTCCTGATGGTTATTCGCCTAGTGCTTCTGTTACGAAGTCGGGTTCAGTTGCGACCATCACCATTACAGATAAATCGGGAA